TTATTGTATATGTATGATGAGTTTGGGAGTAATTACAGACTATGTTAGAACTATTATAAAATCTCCAATTAAATTTAAAGATGGAGTTTTTATATCTCTGGAAGATAACAACGGGGATTTATATGCAACAAATAGGCAACCTGTTCTTGGTTGGTATAATCCTACGACACAGACATTTGATGTTGCCAATGTAAATGCAGGTTTTACTGTACTCCTAATTGGTAGAATTTAAATAATTTTTATCCAATTAGAAAAAGAACTTCCTGCCCCAGTAATAACTCTATAAAAAATCTTACCTTTAAAACTATAAAGAATTTGTTGACAATAACTATTGATATCATTTAAAGCAAATACTTGTAAGTAAAATGCTTTATCGCTGTATCCATTTATCTCAGAAGGTAATCCTGATATATTATTTCCCCAAGATGGAGATATATAGTACCCTGATTCTTTTATATTATCTAGGTTGACATTTGAAATAGGAGTAAAACTGATTTTAGTTTTATTTTCCTTCAATGTAATTAAATTTTCCAATCTCTTACGATTTTCCCAGATAGATAATTCTTCAAAGTTCCCGTCTGGAACACTCACTCTTCTGTTTTGTGCTTCTTTACAAATGTAGAATTTCTTGTTTCCAGGGAAATAATAAACATTACCTTTTACTGCCTCTGTTAAAGGGAATTTCCCATCTTCTTTTCCTAGTGCAGAGACTACTCTGTCATCAATTTCTTGAGCTGTTCCTGTGTATCCTCCCTTTTGTGTATAGTTAGTTTCTAAGAATTCTTTTGTGATGAATAGATCTTTTCCAACTCCTTCCACTACTATAGATTGAGCATTAGATGCGATTAAATTAAGTTTCAATTCTATCTTAAATGGACCGTCGGTTTCAGGCGGTATCCAAGAAGTTTCATCTCCGTCATTCATATAATAGTACATTATCTCTTGCCCATTATCGTTAACAAACACACCTATTTCTCTTGGATAATACCCTGTTCTAAGGCTCACATTATCAATGTTAGTAGTCAAAATAACTGTGTCATGTTCCTGGTTTAGGGTTAATATTCCTTTCTCAACTTTTTGATTAATTAAATACTCTAATTCAGCAGGGTTATCGTAGTTGTCTAATCTACCGTCACCTATTTTAATCTTAGAAAAGTTAATAGGCTTGTTCTCTGCTTGTATTTTAGCCAAGTATTCTCTACCTTTTTTAGTTATCCCATTAAATTTCATTTAGTCATACCTCCTGTTATTTGCTTATATGCTTTTATGTAAACATTGCTATTTACAGTAAAGTCTTTCTTTTTATTTTCCTTAGTTGCCAACAAAGTCATTTCTTTAAAGCCAGATATGTAGTAATTAGAGGTGTTTACTTGTTTTAACTCTATATAATCTAAGTGGCTTCTAACATTCTTATTAGCTTCTATGTTTTCCATTAATTCTCTGTACTCTTTAGGATCTACTATTTTCTTATCTGTATATATTCTAAAAGTTCCAGGTCTACCATTGTAAGCAGTCCATTCTTTTACATCAAACCCTTTGTACAACAGACCGCACACATCTTTTAATACCTTAGTTGTACCCATGTTAATTTTAGAAAATATAGCCCTTTTAACTATTTTTTTCTTTTCTTCAAGAGTTGCATTTTTAGTGTATATAGAGTATTCCCATAACAGCATATTAATCTCTTGCTCATTCATTAAATCTATCATTTCAAGCTTTTTTAATTCACTGTTTATGATAGAGTTTCTGCTTCTCAAGACATAGTCTATAGATTCATATATCCATTTAGTCGTAGTATCATCTAAAGTAGATACTGCAGCAATGTCTGTTAATTTCAAGTCATCTATTAATATCATATGTCTTCAACTCCTAGATAATTGACTACTACACTAGCATTACACTTAGCAAACTGATGAGGTTCTAGCTTTTTGTAAGCTGGAGATGTTATAACAGTTCTCTTTACTCCTGCAAGCTTTAATCTTTTGATAAGTTCATCTGGAATAATATCTCTACCTAATTTATTTTTTTGCCATTCTACATACTCATTTACTGCTGTTTGTACCTTATCTTTTATTGAGTTAATATTGATTTCATCAGCTTTATTTATGTAATAATCAAATTCAACTTTGTAATCTACAACTTCAGGACTTTTTATAGTAACCTTATCTGTCAAAGGTCTTATTTCATCAGAATTTACAACCTTTAAAACTTGGTTTCTCAACTCCTCAGAAGGAACCCCATCTTTTGTAAGTACATAGATATCAACTTCGCAAGGGTTTGGACTCTTAACAGTGACATCAACTATTTCTGGAGATGTCGATAAAGTCCAAAACACATAAGCTCCAACCGAACCCGCAACAGAAAACGAGTCAGGTACAAGTCTTAATCTTTCTCTATAGACCTCGTCTTCTTCCAAGTCAGTCCCACCATTTGAAATAGTGATATTTTCTACTTTAGAAAAATAAGGATATAAGTCAACCATTGTATTGATATGACCTATAGGAATATTATTCCCTATTGTTCCGGGTGTTTTACAGGTTGCAATTCCGTCCACAAACAAAGTATTCTCTGCAATAGAATACTCTTCATTTGTTTCAAAATAAAGGTCATTATACCTGATTAAGCTTCCTTTTGGTATAACTATTTTCTTTTGCTTAGCCGATATGATATGGAATCTAAAAGTAGCTTTAGCATATTGCTCTTCTAGTCTTAATCCTCTATCACCATATCTATCTCCTAACAAATCTAATCTATAATCTCTAGCATATTTTAAGTAATTTTGTTTCAGATTATCATTGTAATTCTCTTCTCTCATAGCTATGAGATATGCAACACTAGCAAAGATTAAGCCTTCAGGCGAGTGTTTAGAGATTTTTCTTCCACTTAACTCTTCAAATTTTTCTTGCATTTGCTGTCTCAGTTCTTCAGCATTAGCATTAATAATTTCATAAGCATCATCTATCATACAATCACCTCTATTTCTAACATTATTTCTAAGTCGTTATTTTCCAACTTTAAATCTAAATTTTTAAGCAGTGCCCTTGGTTCATACTTCTTTAAATTAGTCATTAGTAAGCCGATTAACTTGTTCTTAATTACAGGAATGTTTTTATCTACCATATCACTATCCAAAGAAAAATCTCTCATTAGAGGCTGTTCTTCCTTTGTAACTCTTAGTATCATATGTACATTTCTTACTACATCTTCTATCTCATTTTGAGGGTTATAGTTTATTTCATCTTTAGAATTTATAGAAAATATCATAATTTAAACACCTTCTTTTGCAGATTTTTTACAGTGTCCTCATACTCAACTCCAAGAATAGTCTTAGCAGTTTGTCTGTACTCTATCTTTTTTTGATACTGTAAAGGGTCGTCTACATACTCCAGTAAAGTTATATCTAAGTTAATATAGTCAAACTCTCCTGTTGCAGCATTAAAATGTGATAGTGTTTCGTCTATCCCAGTTATCAAAAATGGAAACTCTCCTATTACATGATATCCAAGTATTAATGGGGCGTATCTTCCCAACTCCATAAAGTCTTTTAACATCTGCAGATGTAAACTAGGGGCTTTAGTAAGTCCTGCTATTAATTCTATAGATAAGCTAACTTCCATCAGCTCTCTACCTTGCTGTCTTACTTTACCAATGCCATAAATTGGCTCATGTTGAGTAATTTTGGCTTTTCTACTTCTCGATAATTCCTTCTTTAAAGAAAAAACATTTAAGTCACTAGCATAAAAAATTATGTCTCCCAAACTTCCTATCATGATGGACCTCCTGTCTTACTGTTTCCAGGCTGTATTCCTGAGTGGGTATGCGTGTTAAGGTTAATGCCATCTAACATAGCAGTACCTTTAGTATTAGTATTGGCTTTAAAAGTGGTATCTCCATCTACAGTTAATGTCTTTTTTAACTCAACATCTGCTGTAATAACTACTTTAGTGATAGGAGATAGGGTTAAAACTCCATCTTTGTAAGAATAAAAACCACCATCTGAAAAAGTCCTTTTTACTTCTCCTTCAGAAATGTCTGAAGACCTCATAGGACAGCCTAAAATATAGCCTTGTTCCATCATATCAGGTAATGATAGAACTATAACTGTTTGCCCTATCTCAAGATGATAATTATCTGAATGTGATTCTGAGAATGGGACCAAGATATTTAACCAATCACTTATCTTATTATCCCTGTCTGGAAACATAACTCTTGCTTTACCATTTGCTATGTCTATATCATTTACTTCCCCTNCTTAGCTTTATCAATTGCTTTTGCTCTCTCTTCTGCATTTTGTCTAGCTCCAACTTTAAAAGCTTCAATATCACATGTGTAGTCTCCATCGATATTGTGTGTAACTTTATCAATTACATATCGTCCAGCAAATCTACCAAAACTGTCATCTAGTTCTATAATGCAACCAGCACAGTATTTAACATCTCCATCAACCGTTAAGTTTATAGAGTATTCTTGCTTTAAACTGTCCTTTAAAGTTTTCTCGGCCACTTTCTTAGCTTGAGATTTTCCTTTAGTTTTAATCTTTTTTGTCT